CTGACACTTGAAGCTTCCTAATATCGTTAGGACTCTTCTTCATTACATGTGTAGCACGTTCACAGGTTGCTAAATCAGACGCACCATAGCTTACAACGAAGTCTTCAGCAGGAACGAACATACTGCAAGGTCTTCCCATAGTGGGATCGTAGTAAACTTTCCTAAACGCAGAGCCAGCCAAAGGTAGCGAAAATAGCATCCTCTCCGTTTCGGTGCGATATTCTGTCATCTTTTCAGTGACGAGATAGTTCAGGTAATCTTTAACACGATGTGCCTGTTTTTCTTTCTCATCATTGATTACCCCTACAATACTTGTCTTTACAGGGCCACTAGCAGGAAACAGTTCTTGTATGGATTGAGACTGAAACCTTATAACTGCCTCTGTTAAAAGGGGATGGAACACACCACATGCCCCATCCCAGGGGGTAGTTCTTTCTTCATGCTTCAAGCCAAGCAGTTCAAGTCCGTCTATGTAAGACCTTTCCCAATCTGCTCTGCTTTCTTTGTCTGTCTTGTATTGACCTATCAGGTCAGATGCCATGATGTTTAATTCTTTTGGATCAACCACTTCCGCTAGATTCGCATCATGGGACATGCCCATCATTTCGCCCATACTGGGATCAAAGTCAATTAACACACCGCCATCGGGCGTTTCAATAGAAACCGACTCAGGGTTTTCTATTTCAATTTCAACTTCGCCCATATCCTGATTTACAGGAAGGGGCGTACCCAAGGGGCGATCAATAGCCATTTAGCCATTCTTCCCGAAATATTGAGTTCTAGCCGCACCAGATCCTCTAGCAACGGTTTTACCGCCAGCCGCGTAACCTTTAGTCTTGCCGCCTTTAGCCATTCCCTTTGTTTTTCCACCTTTGAAATAACCTTTTGTCTTGGGAACCTTGCCGCCACCCATCATCTTGCCTTTCCCATCAGCCGCAAAAAATGGAACTTGCTTGCCATCTTTTTCAACCATTGGCAGTTTCTTTCCTGCTGCCATTTTCTTGGGCATCATTTTAGTACCCATCTTAGATTTCATCATCAGGTTCTCCCGAATACATGTTATCGAAGACTTGGTTTACATCTAAGGTGTAATCCAAATCAGATTTAGAATAGTGAATATGTTGTGATGGTCTGAAGTCTGGCGCACCTTCTCCTGTCTCAAACCATGCCGGATGTGTGACTCTCACCCTGTTATTGGGTAATGCCACGATGTTGCCTGTCCATTTGCCAGCGTCTAGTAATTCCATGACATGGCTTTGTTTGTGTTGTGCAGGATCATCAGCAATTTCGTTGTCAGTGTAATCGACTGTAAAATAATACTTTGCAGGATAGAACTCACCGTCTATCTTTGCAATCCAAGGACAAGGCGTTGCCCGATCTAGCACATACACAGAATGTGTTCTTGAAGAACAGTCCCAAGGTTGTGCCGCCCATACAGGCATTGGTTCAGGCCATTCTTCTAGCGGTGTGTCGGCTACCAATCCTGTGATTGGCATTCTTGCCCACATCGCACCGCCATGTATGTTCTCTTCGTTTTCGTCATCGTAAGTCTCTGCGCCAGTAAATATCATCTGGAAGCTAAGAGAACGACACGGCATGGTGGTAACTGCAATCGCCATCGCATGGATAAACTCTCCATGATATTTTTGGTGATTGTGTGTGTATTCTTTTCTAACCCAACATTTAAAGTTTGGGATATTGCTTTGTAAAAACGACATTAAAGCTGATCTCCGTAAAACTTCTGTTCCCACTTTTTATGTCGTTCAATAGGAATCTTAAAGTATGGCATGAATCTAGCCATATAAATTATTAAATGATTTACCCAATTTAAAGGCCAAGGCAACGGCCTCATGTAATCTAAAAATAATACAATACGATCTTTGTCTGTCATGTTTACTGCCATATGCTCGTATGTATCATCAAAAACAACGGCTTTGCCTTCTTCCCAACGATATTCTTGTTGGTTGACAACTAGCACACACCCCTTGCCATCTGTTGGTATCTGCAATCCTAGATGAATTCTAAGAACTCCACACCACGGCCCTTCATGAGGCATGAGCATTTTTCTAGGACTAATAACAGAAAAATAAGCAGAAACTAAATTTTTTTCAGAATCTATTATTTTCATAGTTTCTGGAAACTCTTGGCAGTTACGATCAAACCTAATCTTGCCTGCTTTGAGAAAAAACATTTTCCACTTATCGTCATTAGAGATATATATTTGGTCAGGGCTAATTTCTTGAAATGGTGCAAAATCATCAAGTCGATCTTGCATTTTTTCAAACTCATTTTTAATGAGAGGGTAGCTATCTTCTAATAATTTAGTAATAGGGAAATCTTTTTTGTCAAAAAAAACATTATTACCAACCAAAGAAAATTTTCTAAAAATTGGTCTAAATATTTTTTCTATTGCCCAGTTGTTTACTTCAATCAATAATATTCAGCCTTTCTTGCGTAAAAGGGTTCTTCATCCTCATCAGACCCCAAACGCAGGAATCCTCCTTGTCTGAATCGGAGCAATGCTTGTGTTGACGAGTCAACCAAGTCATCGTGTTCGCCTGCTGGGAAGGATGCAAACTCTTCTATCACCTCTTCCGCAAACCTAGTCTCAGGACACCAGACAATGCCAGACGCAAATAGATCTGACACTGCGTTAACCCTTGAGATCTTATCGTTTCCTCTGCTTGGCGTGTATTCTGATACAGGAATGCCCATTGCTCTTAGTTCAAATATAAGAGGGGTTCCAGCCGCCTTTGCTTCAACGATGCAGGCATCGGGTTCAAATTCATTATAGAACTCAAACGCACATTTCTTTAGTTCAGGAAACTCCAGCCTTTCTTTGTATGCATCAAGTAATATGATGTTGGGCTGTGTGACTCCTGTGTCATCAGGTTGGTAAAATACCCCCCATGTGGTGCAAGCAGAATAGTCTGCTCGTTGTGTTTTCAGAAAAGCGGTGTCCCATGATTGGATGATAAACTCGCACTGAGGCGGTCTTTCCTCTTCCCACTTCTTCCACCATTCTCTTTTAACTAATGCGCTCTCTTCCGAGGACGGGTCTTGCTGATATTGTGCTTGCCACTTAGGCGCAGGCAGTTCACTACGCAGAGCTTCCAGTTCCGTTAAAGACCAGAACTCAGGCCATAGTGCATTGCCAGAAGGCATAATTGCCGGAAATTCGATCACCTCCCATTCATCCATTCCTTCTCTTTGAACGGATGTTTTAACTATCTTTCCTGTTAGATCTCTTTTGTGCCAGCGAGTCATCACTATAATGATGGCTCCTCCTGGCTGTAATCTCTGTCTTGGCCCTGATGTGTACCACTCGTAAACTTTATCGAAAACCCCTGCGTCTGCGCTTTGGCCTTCTTGTTCACTGTGAGGGTCATCTATTATTAGGAGGTCGGCTCCTTTACCTGTCACAGCACCGCCTACACCAATAGCGAAGTATTCACCGCCTTTGTTTGTACTCCAGCGTCCTGCTGCCTTTGAGTCTGCCCTTAACCCTAATTCTGGGAATATCTCTTTGTAATCTTCACTATCAACTAGGTTACGAACCTTTCGCCCGAAACCAACTGATAGTTCTGCGGTATGTGCAGTTTGTATTATTTTCTTTTCAGGGTATTGGCCCAGAAACCAAGCTGGGAGCAAATAAGATGCAAACTCAGACTTTGTATGTCGAGGCGGCATATTAATAATTAATCTTTTTAAATCGCCATTTGCTACACGTTCAAAGGCTTCTGCCATGATCTTGTGATGTCTGCCTTCAATAAAAGCAGGCCAAACCTTCTTGATGAAGGGCATAAACCCTTCACGGGCGGCTTCTTTGTCTTCTGTGTCTTTCAGGTTTTTTAAAAGATCAAGAACCCTTGACTGCTCTTCAACAGGCAAGTTCTTAATGTTTTTTAAAAGATCGGGGTTTATCTTGTTAGATACTTGCATTTGTAAGGGGCCATTTGCTTGAGTAGCATTTCATATAAAAAAAGACAATGGCCCTTCAATCAATAAATGGCCTGTTTGTATGTGGCCCCTTATAAGTCAGCTATAGCTAGATTGTAACATACTACTACTCTTGACAAGTAAATCAAAAGGTTTTTTTGAAATTTTGTAGAAAATTTTTGGGGGCATAGGATTCCTAGGCGTTTTTCTGACAAAAAAAGGGGCAAGTCATTGATTTAGAAGAAGTTTTTATTGGGAGTTTGTAATTTTACATGATTATTTGAGCGTTTTACTATGTATATATATGGCGATGCGATGCGTGAAAAGGGGGGGTCGGGTCGTGAAAAAAATCAAGAAACCAGTTCTCAGAAATTCAAGACATGGCCCCCCATTTTTCTAGACCTGACCCCTCGATCTAGTGCAGTTCCTCGCCCTCCTCTGGCCCTGCCTCTTCCGTCTGACTCTTCACTAGCAGTGCTTCGATCTCTGAGGCGATCTCTGAGGCGTTTTTTTCTGACCCACTCTGGATATTCAGATTCTCTTGGAACGCTCCTACACTGCGACCCAGAAGCTCTGCCGCTCTCATCCTCACCGCTGATGGTTCCTCCAGCATCTTGCCCTCGACCACATCGTCCAGCCAATTCACCAGCTTGTCTCTTCGAGTGACCGCTGTGCGAGCAATTTGCCTGTCCTTCTCAGCTATCAACTGCTCGTACCTTTGGGTTATCAAAGGGTTCCTGCTCAAGACAGACGCAGATGTATGAACGCTTGACGCAGACGTACAGTCCTTAACGTCATACGCCTCTCGATAGGCATCCGACAATGACATCCCACTTGCCCATGCCCTAGCAAAATGTCTCTGCTTACTAGTCAGATCCCTCACTGTTTTTTTCTTCGCCATGTCCTATTCCTCACTTGTCAACTGCAACGATTCTAAACCTGACCCTCCAGCCTGATCCAGACCCAAGAGCCAACGACTCTCTGAACAAGAAAAAGCTTGACATATGAAAAACAGCATCAGCGCAAATCTGAGCCGTTCTGAGAGGTTTTCACTTACCCCTATCCGCTAGTATTAACTTGTCAATAAAACGCCTCACAGAACAAATGCCTTATGAAACAACGACTTACAGACCCCCTAAAACACTGCTTCTATATACACAGAAAAACGTGCTGGGCCAGATACTATTTCTAGTATCCAAATAGTATTTCTAGTATGTCCCTGATCACTCCATCTCTCGCAGGCCGCATTCCCTCGTTCAGAAAAGTTGGCACGGTTTTGGCTCTAGTAAATATGTGAGTGTTTGGCAGGTTGAAAGTTTTTTTAACTATTTACTTGTCAGGTGTTGCGTTCATAGTTCGATTATGTTCTTATTCGTTTTGCCAGAGGGGCAACCACCACTACTGTACAAAAACACAGTATCCCCAAAGGCCGCTACGAGGAGCGACATCCTGCCACCCTTCG